CAGCAACACACTTATTTGAAACAAATGAAAATATAGATGAAGAAAATTTAGTCACATTAACAGTTGGTGATGCTAATACATTTACTGTTGGTAATATTATTACAGGAAACAATTCAGGTGCAAATGGTGTTGTAGTATCTTCTAATTCATCCGTAGTAACGTTGAATGGTTCATTTGGAGTCTTTACATCTAATGACTATATTACTAACTCATCATCAAGTAATTCAGCTAATGTACAAACTGTAAGTATAACAGATAGTGGAGCAAATGGAACAATTAGTTCATCTAATTCAACTGTATTAAACGTAGCAAATGTATCTGGTGTATTCAACACTAACAAGAAAGTAAAAGGACAAAGAACAAATGCAATAATGACATTAAGTGCTGTAGACAATACTGGAGCTGCTGATGTATTCTTCCAAGGAAATGTAAGCATTAATGCTACCATGGATACATTTAGTAACGTATCAGTATCTGGTCAAGTTATAGGATCAAACAATACAAACATAGGATTTAGGAATACAAAATACTCAAATGGAGCAACAGGAACTTTTCATCAAAACACAGCAGCATATATTATTGGAAGAGATTCGAACACATATGCAAATGTTGTTACAGTCGGAACAGGAAGCGGAGCAGGATTCAAAATTGGATCACTTGAAAACGAAGAAGCCATTACAATATACACTGACATTATAGGAGAAAACAATGTAAGTAATGTTTCTTATCTTGATTGTGTTATTGATGGTGGTAATAGTGCAATAGGATTTTTAGATAGCGTTACAGTTAATGATGGTGGATCAGGTTATTCACTAGGTGATGTATTTACAGCTAGCTCAGGTGGTGCAGGAAACGGAGCTCCTACAGTCAATGCAACAGCAAACGTAACATCAGTTAATTCAACTGGCGGTATTCTAGCAATAACAGTACAACAAGCTGGGTCTGGATTCTTTTCAAACGCTGAACTAACAGAAGTTTCTTCTGGTACAGGTGCAAATGTTACAGGTAATTTTGACTTTGGATATGGATTTCCAAAAGATGATAACGGTGATTTCACTACTATATTAGATAATGTTCTAACAAGATATAGTGGAAACATTGGTACAATTGCAGCAATGTCAGAGATAAACCCAGGTAATAATTATAACTTTGATCCATTCTTATTAGTAAGAACAGCAGGTATTGCTAAATTTGAAAGACGAGATATCATAGTTAATCTAACAGCAATGAATGAATCAGCTGGTTCAGTTATACCATTTACTATTGGTGAGGTAATAAACCAGACAGTTACCAATGCAGGTCAAGCATTAGCATTAAGTACGTTTGCAAGTACATATGCTAATGGTGATGCATTTACAGCTAATACAGATATGTTTAATGGTCTTGGTGTTGTTCAAGTAATTAACAGTATAGCAAATGCTCATGGTCTAGTATATAACGAAAACACTTCACACGTATCAGTAAGAGATGTTAAGATAAAAGAATATGATTCAACATCAAATACATTTAGTGTATCAACTACAAATGCAGAACCATTTGTAGCAAGTGGTTCTAACTTATTACAACTAGCAGAAACAAATACAACTGTTAATGCAATCACAGCTGTCATTACAGATGCAGGTACAGTAACGCAATCAGAAGTAGCAAAAGGTCAAGTATATAAATTTGAGATAGATGAAGATAACAAATCAGGTGAAGTAGGTATTAGAAGATTATCATTTAGTGTAGGTTTCAATAGTAGCGGTACAATCCAAGGAGCTAGCTCTGGTGCAGGTGGAACTATTGATGCAATATATGAAGATGGTAATACAGCACCTATTGGTGACAATGCAGTAATTAATGCAGACGCACAGGCAGCTAATGGAATTATTACAGCTTTAGAAATAACAGATAGTGGATTTGGATATCAACATGGAGCTAACTTAACACTGGTATCAACAAACACAGCACAGCCATTTGTTGCAACAGGAACAGCTAATGTTCACTTAACAGGACAAGGACCTGGATATTGGGCATCTAAGGACTCATTTTTGAATACTAAATACATACATGATAACGATTTCTACCAAGAATACAGTTATGTTGTTGAAAGTGGGTTGTCTTTAAATAAATATAGGGATATACTACTAAAAGCGTCTCACATTGCAGGGACAAAACTATTTGGTAGAGTAAGAAAAGAAGCATTGGTAAACAATGCAGTAACAGTTTCAAATAGTGCAATTGTAACAGGTACATTGCATTCAGGGAATAACGCGATAACGTAATGGGCAAATTAGTAACATCAAACTTTAATACGCACAATGCAAAGCAATTTGTTGAGTCAATCAACGAAACAGCTAATAGCATATACTATATGACTGTTGGAAAGCATGACGCTTTCGACGATGATAACACTCCGCCTACATCAAACAATTCACCGGAAGCCATATTATATCAAACATATAGAGATATGATATATGGTAAACATATAACAACATCAGACGTTAAACATATGATTGACAACAATCTATGGACATCTGGAACAATATATGCTCAATATGATAATAGCGACGGTGGACTTAGAGACAAGAAATTTTATGCACACGTAAAAGAAGCAAATGGTACATTCAGTGTATTCAAATGCTTATACAACAATAAGGGGATACCATCAACAGACGAGCCAACCGCATTAGAGACATCGCCAGACGACGACGTCTATATCACCACAGCAGACAAATATCAATGGAAACTGATGTTCCAGATAGAGGAGAACGATTACAACAAGTTCGCGACAAGCGAAAAGATACCAGTATACCCGAACGCTAATGTTTCTGGTAATGCAGTATCAGGAGCTATTGATGTTGTAAATGTAAACTCTGGTGGAAGCAGATACCATTCAGTAGCCAACGGAGTTATTAAAGTAGCCAACGTTGGCGGTAATACAAGAATCTATGAACTAGAATCATTAGTAAGTGCTAACGTAACAACTACATCTGTATCAAATGGTACATTTACAGTTGAGAGAGTAGACTTATTTGGTAAACATTCTAACGGACATATAAACTCTACATCATTCAATACATCTAATAATGTTGCAAATGGTGTTGTAGTAGAAGCAAATAGTACTGTATTGAGAGTACAAGACATTGCTGGAAACTTTTTTGGCCAGCAATCAAATGTAGTAGTCCAGGGACAAACATCTGGAGCACATTCACTAATTAGTGATATTGATAGTACTACTTCTTCATTATCATCAAACACAGATTTTTATAAAGGAAGTATTTTTTATATTGCAGCTGGTGGCGGTAAAGGAGCATCAGCTAAGATTAGTGAATATATTGTAACGGGTTCAGCAAGAAGAGTATTGCTTGCTAACGATACTGGTTTTGGAAGTGTAGACTCAACTTCATTGTTTGAGATATCTCCAAGCGTTACAATCACAGGAGACGGAACAGGAGCAGAAGCAAGAGCAATTGTAAACACTCAAATCTTTGCGGTAGATACTATCGAAGTAACAAAACGAGGAAGTGGTTATACATATGCTGATGCTGTTATTGTTGGTAACACTGGTATATCAGGAAACTTAGTTGCTAATAATGCAAACGTAAATGTTATTATAGGACCTGCAGGCGGACATGGATCAGATGTAATTAATGAACTATATGCTGATAGTGTTGGAGTATCTGTAGACTTATTAGATGACAATAGTGGTCAGACTCCAGCAGTTAATGACTTTAGACAGATAACAATATTGAAAGATCCACTATTCAGTAATGTACAGATTACATTAGCTAATACTTTAACATCTGGTGGTGGAACAGGTAGTGGTACATCGTTTACAGCTAACGAAGTACTCTCACAAAACACTGGTGGTGCAAATGGTGTAATAACATCAAGAGCAGCTGGATCAATTAATGTATCAAATGTGTATGGTCAATTCTTAACTACAGCGTCTGGTAACACAACACATAGAATAGAAGGCGGTACTTCAGGGACAACAGCAGAGATTGCTAGCTTTAAGACTAGTGATAAGAGTGGATCAACTTTTGATCTTTTTGATCAAAGAGTAAGATTAACTGGCTTTGTAAACAGCTCATCACTAGCTTTTAACGATGATGAGAAGATTATTCAGGATTCAACTGACGCGGAAGGTCTAGTTCATAATATAAATACCGGTAGTGGTGCTAATACTTTAGTGATTACCAACAAGAAAGGAAACTTCCTTGCATCGGATACTACTAGTGGAACATTCTACTATGTTAGAGGACAAGATAGCGGAGCAGTTGCATACTTTACAGATATAGCTGGTCCAGATATGGTACCTAATAGTGGCGAAGTAATTTACACGGAGAATATAACACCTATTACTAGAGATAATGCTCAGACAGAAAGAATAAAGGTAATAGTAAAGTTTTAGAGAAAATAAATGGCAATAGAAACAGATCTTAATGTAAGTCCTTATTACGACGATTTTGACGAGAACAAGAACTTTCACAGAGTTTTATTCAAGCCTGCCGTTCCTTTGCAGGCCAGAGAGATTACTCAATTACAAACAATCCTTCAAAACCAGATAGAAAGATTTGGTCAATTCCAATTCAAAGAAGGATCAATTATCAAAGGTTGTTCATTCAGCTTTGATGATTCAGTTAGATATGCAAAAGTAAATGATAAGACTGCTGCAGGTACAGATGTAAACGTAGGTTTATTCTCAGAAGGTGATTACATTAGAAACCAAGCTAATGTTGTTGCTAGAATAGTAGACAAGGCATCAGGACTAGAAACACAGAACCCAGATTTAAACACTTTATTCTTTCATTACATAAACACAGGTACAGGTTCAGAAAAAGAATTTGCATCTAAAGACGAAGTTGAAATTTATCCAGCAGTATCAACAGTTGCTAATGTTGAGATAGTTTCACAAAGTGGTGCATTTACTAATTCAGATACAGTTGCAATTACATCACTACTAAACGGTAGTGGAGCAACAGCTGAACTTATAACTGTAGCAAGTGGTACAACAATTGACCACATTAATGTTACATCTAATGGTGCAGCATATAGTATTGATGATTTACCAACAGCAACAGTAACAGCTGCTGATAGTGGAGCATCAGTTACACTTAAAGTTAACTTACACAAGACTGGTAACGTAACAATTTCTGATAATGACCAGTTCAAAGACGCAGGCGGTAATACAGAATTTAATGTATTAGGTAAAGCATTCCAGATGAAAGTTACAGATGGCGTCATCTTTCAAAAGGGTACTTTCCAAAGATTTGCTGAACAAGATATTATTGTATCAAAATATACTAATAGACCTAACGAAAAAGTCGTCGGAGTCCAAACTGTTGAGTCTATTGTTAATAATAGTATTGATACATCTCTATTAGATAATGCAGCAGGCTTTGCAAATGAAAATGCTCCAGGTGCTGATAGATTAAAACTTACACCAGCATTGGTTGTAAACACTAAAGCATCAGCCGAGTCTTCAAACAACTTCTTAAAATTCATTGAATTCCAATTTGGTAATCCAATTCAAATGCAACAAGGACCAGTGTTTAGTTCACTTGGTCAAGAGTTAGCAAAAAGAACTTATGAAGAAAGTGGTGACTATGTTGTAGAGAACTTCTCAATATCAACTGAGAACAAAGTAGCAAACACAACTCATTTATCAGCAGTAGTAGGTGCTGGTATAGGATATGTAAAAGGTCAAAGATTTGAACTATCAAGTGCTACTAGATTACCATTAGAAAGAGCAAAAACAACCAGTACGATTACAGATCAAGAAATATCATTAAACTATGGTAATTATGTAAGAGTAAATGAATTACTTGGACAGTTTGGTCATGAAACAAACGATATGGTTGTATTGTTAGATGGTGCAATGAATGCAGTAACTAGCGGTAATAATGCTATCGGTGGTGCTACTGTAAACAATACATCAGTAACATTCAATGGTGGTTCAGCTAATAATGTTGTAGGTACTGCAAGAGTTAAGTCTATAGAAAGCATAGATCAAGTACCTGGTAAGTCAGATAGTGAATATCATCTATACTTATTCAACATTAAAATGAACTCTGGTAAGTCATTTAAGAAAGATGTTAAGAGTTTATGGCACTATTCAGGAACAGAATATAGTTTAGGTAATGCAGAAACAAATAAATCAGCATCAGGTGTAGCAGATATTATATTAGAAGGTGCACAAAACGAAGCATTTATTAAAGAAAGAGACAAACAAACAATGGTGTTCCCTATTGGAGCAACAGGTGTATCTACAGTAGATTCAAACCCTTCATATGTTTATAAAGGTGTAGAAGCAGATCAATTTAGTACTGGTGGTGTAGCAACATTCTCATTATCAGATGATCTTAACTTTACATATGGTACATCAGATACAACATTAAGTGAGACTCAAGAAAGAGACCTTATTATTATACCAAAACAAAACATCAATGCAGCATCAAGAACTGCAGAAGGTAATGCTAATGTTGCATCAAGTAGTAAGTTAGTTACAAATTGTGCAACTACTGATTTGAAATCAGGTGATCAGGTATTCATTAATACAACACTTAGAACTATTGACAATATTGTTAACAGTACTGCATTTAATGTCAAATCTAATGTAGGACTAACATCAGCAACAGCTAATGTATTAATGACTTTCCAAAACAATAGACCAATATCTATTAGTGAAAGAACATCAGCAAATGCTACAATTACAAGTAGTGGCCAGACATTAACAATTAACTTAGGTAGAAATCTAAGTGGTACAATGAATGCAGATATCATTCATAACATAAAAGATCCAACAGTAACAGCAAAAACTAAAACAGTTAATATTACAGAAGTTGGTCTTACAACAGATACTAACAGCGGTGGACTAACAGGTCCATGGTGCTTGGGTGTACCAGATGCATTCGAATTGTTAGCAGTTTATGTTTGTGGAGCAGGTACAGATAGTACAGCATATGCATTTAACAGTGGTGCATTTACTACAGAAAGAACAGACAAATTTGAAATACTATCAGGAATGAATGATAGTTACTATGGTTTATCTAAGTTAAGAATTAAGCCAAATAGCGGATTTAGTTTATCTGCTGGACAAAATATAGCAGTAAGAGTTAGAAACTTTGCAGAATCTGGTGACGGATTCTTTACATTCCAATCATATAATGGTATCATTGATGATGCTAATACAGCTAATACAACAGCTATTACTACACAAGAGATACCAGTTTATACTTCTCAAAGAACAGGTAGAGAACATAAATTAAGAGATAGTATTGACTTTAGACCAAGAGTACAAGCTACTGCAAATAGTGGTGGTACATTTACTAGTGGTGATGCAACATCAGATCCTTCATCAACTGCTGTTATAAATCAAAATAGTAAAATAGCAAAAGTAAACTCAACATGGGTTGGTGATGTATCTCATTACTTACCAAGAAAAGATAGAATAGTTGTAGAGGGTGGACAGTTACATATTGTAAAAGGTATTCCATCAATCAATCCACAACTACCTGCTAAGCCAGGTGATGCTATGCAGCTTGGTACAGTTGATGTTCCAGTATTCCCATCATTGGATGCTGCAACAGCAAGATACTATAAGCGACCAGACTTAGCTGCTAAGATTAGAACTACTCAGTTAAAAAGATACACTATGTCAGATATTAAGAGTATTGACACTAGAGTACAAAACTTAGAATACTATACATCACTTAACTTATTAGAGAAACAAACAAGTGATAGTGTACTTCCTGGTAGAACAGATCCATTAACAAACAGATTTAAAAACGGTTTCTTAGTTGATAACTTTGCATCATTAACAGTTGGTAACCCACTTAACGATGAATTCAAAGCAGGATTTGATAAAGCAAGACAACTATTAACCTCAAGATTCGAACAATATAACATTGGTTTAAAATTTGATACAGGTACAAATATATCAAGAGTAAATGATGCTGTATACACATCAATGAAAGATAGACCTGTAATTAACCAAAACAAAGCTACACAAGACAGAAGATGTACTTCTGCATTCTGGCAATACAATGGTAATGTACAATTGTTCCCAGATTATTTCTCAGGTACTGACGTTAAGAAAGCACCAGAGAATGCTATGCAGATTGATATAGATGTTGCAAGTGGAACTCTAGCTCTTATTGATGAGCTAAACAAAATACTACCTGCTCAACAACCAAGTGATGAAGTTATTGATGAGTCTACAGAAACAAGATTAGTTGATTCAGATACATCAGATGGTACAAGAACAGATACATTTGAAACTGTAACACAACAAACAGTAAGAAGAACAACAACACAATTAACAGGACAAGCAAGAACAACAACTAAGAAAGTTGGTGAATTTGTAACTGATATTACATTCCAACCTTATATTCCAGGTATGGATATCAGATTTGTAGCTACTGGTTTAAGACCAGGCCTACAACATTACGTATACTTTGATGATGTTGCAATGTCAGCACAAGTAGCACCAGCTACAGTATTCAATCCATTTGACTCAAATGAGCCGTTAGATATTATTTCATCATCAAGAGCTAGAAGAATGATGAGAAGAAGTGGAGCATTTAATTCTACACTTACAGCTAACTCATCAGGTGGTATTGCAGGTATCTTTAGAATACCAGCTAATAAATTCTTTGTTGGTGAAAGAAAGTTTGTAATTGCTGATATTAGTAATCTAAGTCAAGTAAAAGATACAGTATCATCTGCATCTGCAAGATTTAATGCATACAACTTTGGTGTAGAGAAAGCTGACGTTACAACAAGTACTAGATCACCTTTAATAAGCTCTGCACAATCTTCAAGAATATTTAACACAGTATCAGTAAGTAATACTGAAGTAACAACAAACGTTGCCATTGGTGACGTAACAGGAGGCAACACTGATCCAGTCGTAGATGATGATGACGATACAAGAGTAGGTGAGGTAGCAAACACAGTTTCACCACCACCAGATGACACTGATCCAGTAACACCTCCAAGACCTAAGAATGACCTTCCTTGTGTTGATACTTGGGAACCAAGACCATGGGGATGGGGAGAAGGATTCAGAGGTGGATCTAATCTTGAAAGAAGAGAGATCAATGGTGGCCTATGTGGAAGAAGTGGTGATCCATTAGCACAAACATTCTTACTACAACCTAATATGTTTAGAGGAAGTAAGATTGGTTATCTAACAAGTATGGACTTATTCTTTAGTCAAAAGGATCCAAGATTAGGTACAATCGTAGAAATTAGAGAAACAGTTAATGGTGCTCCAGGACCTAAAGTATTACCTTTCAGTAGAGTAAGACTAGCATCATCTCAAGTTAATACATCAACAGATGCAACAACAGCAACTAGAATTAACTTTAAAGCTCCAGTACCAGTAGATACAGGAAAAGAATATTGTTTTGTTATCCTACCAGAAGGAAACTCACCAGAGTATAAAGTATGGACAGCAAAAGCAGGACAAAAAGATATAAGCAATCAGATTCCAGTAAACCAAGACTGGGGTCAAGGTACAATGTTCTTATCCACAAACAACAGAACATGGACAGAGTATGTAGATGAAGATGCTAAGTTTATAGTTAATGCAGCATACTTTGATCAAACAAAATCATCTGTAGACCTAGTAAATGAAGACTATGAATTCATTGAAGCTAATACTACTTCAGGTATCAATGGTGCATTTGCATCAGGTGAAGAGGTATTTAAGTTAGGTGCTAACATAACTGGTACAGCAGTATTCTCAGCTGGTAATAGTACTATTACAGGAACAGGCACATCATTTACAGCTATAACAGGATTAGGTGCTGGTTCAAAAATTGTTCTTCAAAACTCAAACAATCAATTCGATGTTGTAGAAGTAGCAGGTATATCTAGTGATACAGTCTTAACATTAAGAGGTGCACCAGATATTACAGCAGCAGGAGTAACAGGTAAGATACAATTTACTCCATCAGCTATATTTGAACAGATAGATGGAACTACATCTACATTACTACTTAACGATAGTTCAGCTGCAAACAGTTCATTTGTATTTGCAAATGGAGATACAATTATAGGTACATCAAGCGGTGCTAACTGTGTAATTGGGAATGTAGCAGATACTAATATAAGTTATCACGAACCAAGATTCTATAACTCAGTACCAGACAATACAACAATCTCATCTAAGCTACTTGCTAAGAAATCAGGTGCTTCTGGAAATACATCATTCACTAGAATTAAATCTAATGATAGAAACTATCCAAGTACACCTATTAAGTTAATGAGTAAATCTAATGAGATTAGAGATAACAGTGGTAACAAGTCTGTTAAAGTAAGACACATCTTATCATCAGATACAAGACACTCATCACCAATGATTGATTTACAATCACAAGGTATGTTATTATTTGAAAACA